AGATGTCCAGAGAAACAACGATTGATTATGTAAGGAGGATACTCCTTTTCAATGCTAGGATCTTCATCAATCAAATTCTTTTTAGTTTGGTTTATAGAGTTCAACCAATCTTTAAGTTCAGTCATTATTAATAGTATAGGAGGGTGGTATGTGATGATCATTCCAGTGTCTTATGTTACCACCAACAATAAAACAGTTTGTAATTATGAGTTGAAGGAAAATAAAAGTTCTGATCAGAGCAACAAAATCTGCTTCTCTGTCATTTTTACCAGACTTGTCTCCAAGTGCTTTTGCCCATATTCTCCAAACTTTCTTCATGTCAGTAATTTTTCTATGGGTGTTACTGGATGTATATTATAGTTAGTTACTAATAATTCTTGTTTTACATTATCTTCAGTCCCTTTATCTCCACGATGAACCATAGAATATCTAAGGTTCCAAAAATTTAATTCATATTGTGCATATAGTTCTAGTAAACGATGATTAACATTATAAGTAATCATAAAATTATGTTTGCATTTATAAACTTCATATGCGAAATAATTATGATCAAATGATTTATGCATTTCACGATTCTTACCATATAAAAAATCTTCAATATCATATGGAGGATCTAAGAATACAAATGTATTATCAGAACCTTCTTCATTCATAACTTTTGAGTAATCAAGATTAGTAATCTTCCAATGTTGAATTAACTTTGAAAACTCTTTCAACTTATCAGCACCAACTAGTGAGAAGTTAGAGTTAGATGCTGTTTGTGAAAATGTGCTATTCTCTGTCAATCCAGAGTAACTACATTTATTCATAACAAAAAATGCAACTGCTTTTTCAAAGTCATCATAAGTATCAATTTCTTCTTTGTACTTATTAAATAAATCTTTTGCTTTTGCAGTTACTTTATCTTTATCTCCTTCATCAAGAGTATTCTGTTTTTCTTCACGAACTCTCTCTGATAATTCTTCACCACGATCTCTTAATTGCACCCAAAAATTATATAATGGAACATAAAGATCATTTATCCAAATTGGAATATCTGGATTTGCTTTTGTAATATCAATCGCAATCGAACCACCACCAATAAATGGTTCACGATATTCTGATATAATTTTAGGATACCATTGTGATAATGTCTTTACTGCTTTTGATTTACCACCAGGATATCTTAATGGAGTTTTAAGAGATTTAATTGACATCAGATAATGGCATCATTCCGTATGGATTGGTTTGCTCTTCTAATAACTCCCATTCCATTTTAATTGTGATTACTTCTGTAAGATCTTTTATGGATTGTGACATTGTACGATATCCATTACCAACGTAGATTTGTCCTGCCATGACTGCGATAGTTGCTGCACCCCAAAAGATATAATATCTACTTGATTTCACTTGATGTTTTAGTTTTGTAAAAGATTTAGTCATAATTACATAATTAGTTTTTTTGTAGGAGTCGATATCTTACCGAACATTGTATTATACTCCTCAATAATTTCTGGTTGAGGTTCTCCAATATAAACAACGTACTTTTCAGTAATTGATATTTTTTCTTTAGCATGTAAGGGAGACCAAGGAGCAAAAGCAATTTGTCCTTGTTGATTTGAAGGAACAGCAACAATTGGATTCTCCATTGTAATTGTATACTCATTTTCTTCAATAACGTCGGCGATTACATCTTCACCAGACCACATACGAATTAATTTAACAGTCATTTTAAAATACCTACCATGTTATAGTATAACACAAAACCTGACAAAACACCACCCATTAATAAAATTATTCCAAGAACTCCGAAACAATTTAATTTAAATGGTGCTTTCTTTCTCATCTATTTCCATTTTCCAGAAAATAAATTTTTACCGTTAGATTTAGTGTAAATAATTGGCATAGCTTCATATGGTTTATTATCTCTATGTAAGATATTATTTTTATGATCTAACATTTCAAGATTTGTAATATGATTATTAGAACGATTTTTATCTATATGATTTACTTCTAAATTATCATCATAAAATTTAAACCATGCTTTTGCCATTATTCTATGAACTAACTCACCATTATATGTTTGATAACCATCATCATTAACATGAAAATCTTTAACTTCTCTGTATAAAGCGTTTTTTGGTCTTGCTAATCTACCATCATAAAATAAAACTAAACTTGAGTTATCTCTACCATACCATCTCCACTCTGGATGACATTCTGATACAGGTGGTTTCATTCTATTATGTGTCCAACACCAATGAAAGTAACTCTTAACAGGCATGGGAACATATTTTACAAAATCTTTATCAGTGGTAATAAAGTCTTTGTATAACATTTTTTTAACCCTAGTAAATATCTGTACCTGTCTAGAAGTAATTAAAATTTTTTTCTTATACAGAAATTTTTCAAATAGTAAATTTCTTTCACCTTTCTTTAATAATTCATAGCATACATATGTCTCATCATCTCTTTCTCTTGGTTTTCTATCTCTCGGATGAAGCATTGCTCTACTCTTACCAATAGGAAGTATATCACGAGTGTCTTTATAGTAAGTCATTTGAATTCACACTCAACCATAATTTCAGTTAACGCCGCCAGAAGATTAATTTCTTGATCTGCGACGAACGCAATCTGAAATTGATATTTTGCAATAATAAGGACAGCAGCAGGTATACTGCTATTGACCAAGGAATCATATAAGCTATCGTAAATACGACGCAGTAACACAGAAGTTTCGTTGTCCATGTTGGAAACAACCCACTTACGAACTTCGGGAAAGTTTTTCGTTTTGAGATTTTTAATGAGATCATTTACAGCAACATCGGAAAAGGCAGCAAGTATGCCACTATCTATTTTACCCCCAACTGAATATCTTTGTAATTCATTTAGAACTCTTCTCCAATCAGGGAAATGTTTATTAATTAATTCTGCTAAAACTTTTTTATCTGCTTCTATCTTTTCTTCTTCTAAAATATAATTTATTCTTTTGAAGAATTCGGCAGCAATAGTCGGTTTGTCTCTCTTATTAATATTAAAGTCAACCACACTGCAGCGACTATGGAGTGGTTCAATGATCTTGTTTTTATAGTTGCAGGTAAAAATGAATCTGCAGTTTTTGGAGAACTCCTCAATAGACGCTCTAAGGAGGAGTTGTACGTCGGCAGTGGTATTGTCTGCTTCGTCAATGATGATGACTTTATGTTTCGAGTCACTCGTAAGAGAGACTGTAGATGCGAAGTTCTTTGCGTTGTTCCGAACAGTGTCGAGAAAACGTCCTTCATCCGATCCATTAATGACATAATAGTCTGCTCCTAATTGATGGCATAATGCTTTTGCTACTGTGGTCTTACCAATGCCTGGTGGACCTGACAATAACATATTTGGTATCTCACCCTTCTCTACAAATTTTTGGAAGGTTTCTTTAGTTCGTTTTGGTAGAATACATTCATCAATTGTAGTGGGTCTGTATTTTTCAACCCATATAAAATCACTCATTATTTAAAACCTTTCATTTTTTTTGGTTTGTCAATTACCTCAATTACTGGTGGTACAGATGCATTACGTCCTCTGTTCCACCAATGCTCTTGGACTTCTTGCCAAGATTCTACCACAAATGACCTATGTTTGTAAACTATCTTATAATGATGTCGGTCATATGGTTTGTTACTTAGCATTATGTTTGTGTCTAGGATTGTCTATTTCTCTAGTAGAAATATAAGTTCCGTTTTTATTATGCCCGTGAGCAATTCCCATCTCGTGCATTCTTGCGTGTTCTTTAATTTCATCTTTTAGATTTTTACCTCCAGAACCAAAGGTTTGGTAAATACCATAAGCTAATAAACCAATCACCACTAAACCAAGAAATACAGCAAATGCTGCACCTTGTCCTAAGTTTGCGTGTGGTATAAGTGTATCCATACACCTAGCAATTTTTTCTGGATCATCCCATGTACCAGGTAATGTATAAATTGGTGGGCAAGCAATAAAAATCATTCTTGAGATCTCCATTTTTTTCTCATACTAACATATGTAACATTTTTTGCAACTATATCATAAAGATTTGTGCGGATTTCTTCATAACATACCAAATAAAATTAAACCAAAAGCAACAAAAACCATGATGCCCATACTAATAACTGTATTATAGAACCATCTAGGTATTTTGTCGTTGTTCTCTTTCATCTAAAACTTCATTAATAAGTTGTTTTAACTCTTCTTTGAGAGCATCAGATATTAAGTTGACTTGTTTAAATTCTGCAGGAGGTATTGCAGCACGTTGCTCTTCGATACTCCTACCATCACCTTTACCTGTCCCATAGGACATTCCTTGAGTATCAATTTTCATAACCAATCAGACCTATCACATCCCCATTTCTTAACTTCCATTGAGTGAAAACGGTTCTGCATATATTGTATCACAGATTTGTAATCTGTTTTTGGATTGCATGAGAATAAATCACATCTAACAATGTCATCCTCAGGCCACGTATGTATGCTTATATGACTCTCTGCAAGTAAGGCATAACCAGTAACACCATGAGGTTCAAACTTATGAGTATCAACCTTCAGTACTTTTAATTTACCAATCTTTGCTGCTTCTATTAGAGTTTCTTTCACATACTCTTCATCATCTAATGGTTGAGCCATTAGACATTGTTTTAAATCAAATAATACGTGTTTCATTACCAAGTCGTAGGATGATTATCAATTTTACCTTCAACGTGATTATGATCTATTTCATCAATATGAGCATGTTCGATATTAAAGTGTTCTAGTGCAGATGCGATTCTTTCAAGTGCATCTGCTATACGATCTGTGTCAATAGGATTCATAATTAAAGCCAATTAGGTTTACGATTTGGGTTTCTAATATAATTATTACACACCCAAGGTTTAGATGCAATGTATCTTTTGTAAGCAGTGAATATGTCAATTGTTTTATCATACTTAAACACATCAGGTCCTGCAAAGGCAAATGGTGTTGCCTCTTTATGACAAAGCAATGTTCTTCCTGTATTTTTTTCAAATACTTCTTCTGCTACATTCATAGCAGTTTGACAAGAATGTATCTTGCCATACCTATTAGTATATTCTTCAAGTAATGCAAAACCGTGTTGAATTAACCAAGCAGTATTAGCAATACTTTCTGCTGCCCAGATGGTACAAGGATGTCCTCTGAACGCACCTTTCTCTGTATTGTATGGTGTTCCATCTTTCTTAGGTAATAAATCATTACCCCAATTGTAATACCATTTAGAATAAACTACTGCTAACATTTGGCAAGTTTCTAATGGCATTTTGACCACATGTTTATCAGGCAAAACTTCTGCCGAAACATTAGGGTCAGGATCTGTCACGAATATGTTCATAATGTGGAGGTGTATAATGATCGTTCCAGTGTCGAATGTTTCCTGCAACGATAAAACAATTGGTAATCACAAGTTGTAAGAAAATAAATGATCTGACTAAACAGATAATATTATCATACTTCTTGGTAGTTTCATCTTGGAATGAACCAAGAGAATACTTCCATACCTTCCATATAGTAGCACAAAAATTATTCTTTATCAATATTCTTTATATTATTTTTCTCTTTCATATATTCTTCTCTACCATCTCTGGTAAAGACACCTTTCTCATAATCAAAGTAAGGATGTGGTGCAGCAGGTATGACAGGATTTTTAGATTTATTTTTAATTACAATAAATTTATCAGCAGCAAATGTTCCTGCCAATTGTACCTCAATCTCATCTTCATCTTTCCAGTTAATACTACCATCCTTTTTGGTGTGTAACATCGCTTCTTGAATCTGATCAATAATTTCTTGTGTTAATTTCATGTTAATGAGTCAATAACTTCGGGTAAAATACGATACTCTTCTTGTTGTATCCTTTTTGTTAATTCTTCTACAGTATCATCTTCAAATATTGGAACCTCTGCTTGCTTAATTATTTCTCCTCCATCTAATTCTTCATTCACATAATGAACTGTGCATCCTGTTATTTTATCTCCACTTTCCATTGCTTGTTCCACAGCATTTAATCCTTTATATTTTGGTAATAATGATGGATGTACATTAATGATAGGACAAGGAAATGCAGATGGTTTTTTTAATACTCTCATATAACCTGCTAGTATTATAAGATCAACCTCATATACCTCAAAAAGTTTTATCATATCATCTTCATTTTTATGTGGAATTCTTACATGAGGTATTCCATACTTAGTTGCTCTCTTAACAGCACCACATTTTTTTGTATTGTGTATCATTAATACAACTTCGTGATGATTACATAACTGATTTGTAACTATGTTTTGGAAGTTAGTTCCATTCCCAGAGCACATAACTCCAAGTCTTTTTCTCATTTCTTTTTAAAGACACCTAGTTTTGCTAGTAAGTAAACTGATAGTATTGTCCAAAATACTATTTCTAATCCTATGTTATTCATGTTCGTATTGTGTTAAATCACATTTAACTAAAGGTAAACTTTCTCCCTCTAATGGAATTGGTTTACCTACTTTTTCTTGCAGTTCTTTTAATTTTTTAGCACCTTCTCCTTGATCATAAGGAATAGGTGCATTATTTAAACAAACCCGAATAATTTGCATTTCTTCTGCAGTGAAAAAAACTTCTTGCTGCATTATTCAAATGTTGAATCAGGTTCTAATGCAATATAGTATTTTAAATCATACTGAGTATTTGTAAATTTAGATAACAACTTACTTGATACAACAACATTATATGCACCAGGTATAATCTTGATATTTTCTACTTTAAAGTTAAAAGTAAAATTCTTATCTGTTTCACCAACAACAACTGCATACTCATTTGATGTATCATTCTTCTTATCTCTTACAACTAACTTAACAACACCTGCTTCACCAACCGCAGATAGATCAGGTAATTGATATACTGCTGCAGCTTTAAGTAACTTGTCTAATGCTGTGCTATCTAATTGAAAACATACATCCTCAGTAGGAAGTGTAATCTCTTTCTCAGGTGGTGCAATAATCACTTGTGGATCTGCATAGAAATATTTTACTCTTCTCTTTCCTTCTTTGATTGTAATATATGAATCTGGACTAAAATCTAAATCAGGATCTGAATGTAATCCAAGTCCATTTAAAAACTGATTAAGATCATAGATTGCGACATCACGAGGAAACTCTTCTGTAATATTTGCTTCTGCAAGAATATTCTTAGCAACAGATATTGTTCTAAGTTTTTTACCTTCTTTGACAAGAATTGAGTTGTTAATACCTGCAAAGTTTTTAAGAACAGTAAGTGTGCTGTCTGATAGTTTCATAGTTCTTTCTTTTAAATTCATTATGTTTTAAGGCATTTGGTCAAAGTTGCCAGAAGGCATTGATGGTTCGCCATAGTGTCCATCAAAATGTAATAGTAGCATAGCATAGTGTATGACTTTTAGCAAGTCTGTTTTGTTTCTACCATCTTTACTACCATAACGACTTCCATACTTAAGGATATTTGCTTGACAAAATCCAGATGCAATATCTCTTGCCGCCATTAAGTCAATCGTTTGCACTTTACGAAACTCATGTTTTGTTCCAGTATAATGTCCATTATATGTTCTAGAAACATATTCTTCAATATCCTTTAGAATTTCTTCTTCATGATACTTGTATTGATTATTTCTTTGTGGTTCGTAATCCATTGATTCCTTTAAGTCTCCATAAAAATTAAAATGATGTGATCTCTGGTCATCTACATCTGCCATATAATCAACTTCATAATCAAGTCCATCATCTTCATAAGCAGTATTTCCTGCTCCAATAATAGAGTCCCACCTTCCTTTTGATTTATCCATAAGTAAAAAGAAAATCGTTAACTAAACTTTCTGCCTTTTCTTTCCCAAACTTACCAGACAGATAACCTGCTACTGGATCAAGTTTAGTCATATATGCGTCAAAGTCTTTATATTCACTAGTATTTTTACCAGTGGGTTTCTTTAATTCTACCATCTCTTTATACTTTGTCAAGTAGGTTGTGAACATTTCTAGATGTTCATCAACTTCATCCATCATACATTTTGCAATGTATATATTATCAGAGAAGTGATTTCCTGGTTCAAAGAAACGATAGTCTCCATCACTTATAGGTAAACCCTCTACAGAGAAAGGATATTTTTCTTTTGGGTGTTGAAAATCAAATACAATAATAACTCTCTTCTCATTGAACCCCATCAAGTCCATACCAAAACAGGGAAGATTACTTCCTGTCTTTGGATAGATGATATTGTTGTATATACAAGTTTTATCACTCCATATCTCAACCTCTCTTGACTTAATAAAATACTCATTGGTATATGTTTTTGCTAGAAGGTTTGTTCCTTTAGATTCCCAATCTGCCCACACAGAATCCACTCCGTTATGGAGTGGAAATGTGTTGTGAAGGACATCCTTATAATTTTTCCACAAGTTCATCTTTTGTTACGTCAAGTTCTTTTGTAATTTCAAAGTCTGCATCTACTTTATCATATAATTCTAAGAATGATTGCTTTGTATCTTCATCGAAACGATTGATACAAACTTTGATTGCTTTTTCTTTGTTGTTAAAGATAGAGAATGCACGAAGTATGTGTACTAATCTACGAGTAGAAATAATCTCTTCGATACCACCATCATAAAATGTTTTACGAATAATGTCTGCCCAATCAACAAGTCTCTTACAGAAGTCAGTATCATCTACACCAAGTGAAGAAGCTACATTCTTAAGAATCTTAATTTCGTGAGCAGGTGCAGGATATGCTTGCTCAAAGGTTACAGGAAATCTCTCTAGGAATGCTTCATTCAATACGTTAGTACCAATAAATCTACCATCATCAGAACCTTTACCTTTTGTATTTGCTGTTGCAACAACATTGAAACCTGCTTTTGGTTGAACAAACTTACCAATCTTCTTGAGAAATAATCCTTTACCTTCAAGAACTGGTTGTAGACAAAGTATCTTGTTTGATGCTAAGTCAATCTCATCTAGAAGTAATATAGCTCCCCTTTCCAAAGCTTCGACCACAGGTCCGTTGTGCCAAACAGTGTTGCCATTAACAAGACGAAACCCACCAATAAGATCGTCTTCGTCCGTTTCGATGGTGATGTTGACACGTATTAACTCCCTTCTTAACTGTGCACAAACTTGTTCGATACCGAATGTCTTACCATTACCTGATAAACCTGTAACAAATGTAGGATAGAATAACTTAGATGCAATAATTTTTTTGATATCTGGAAAGTTTCCAAACTTAACAAATGTAGCATCCTTCTCAGGAACTAAGTTTTGTTCTACTTGTGGAATAACTGAAGGTGAGTTAAATGATTTCTCAATGTTTTCAACTGCTGCTGTTGTAACTTCAAGGTTCCACTTACCTTTTGCTGTTTTAAAATTCTTTAATCTTTTAGTTACTGTAGCATATGCAATATCATTCATAGCACAGAATGCTTTAATTTCAGTAGCAGTAAACTCAGAACCGAAAGATGCTTTCAATTTAGAAACGATTTCTTCGGTTGTCATTTTGATTGTGAATGGTACGTAAGTCATGATGTGGTGATTTATTTATATACTAATAATAACATTAAAAAAGGGGGTTGTAACCCCCTAGTGGACACTTTGTTGATTGTCACGCAACCAACTCTATGAACTCTCCAAGAATCTTTTTGTTCATCTTTTTATTCTTAAGACTCTTGTTA